TAATTTAAAACATAATACTCCACATATCATAGTTGGATGCCCAGGAAGAGTTCATGACATGATGAAAAGAAATCATGTCAAAAATAAAGATATTAAATTAATTATTTTAGATGAAGCTGATGAAATGTTATGTGTTGGATTTAAAGAGCAAGTATACAATATATTTCAATTTTTAAATAAAGATGTTCAAGTAGGATTATTTAGTGCTACATTACCTAGTGAAATTAATTCATTAACTGATAAATTTATGAGAGATCCTATTAAAATTTTAGTAAAATCAGAAATGTTAACATTAGAAGGCATTGCTCAATATTTTATTGCTTTAGAGGATGATGATCAAAAATTTGCTGCTTTAAAAGATTTATTCAATACCATATCAATGTCACAATGTATTATATATTGTAATAGTGTAAAAAGAGTTCAAGAGTTGACAGATGCTATGATAAAAGAAAATTATCCTGTTTGTTGTATTCATAGTAACATGGAAAAAGAAGATAGAACATCAGCATATAAAGAGTTTAAATCTGGTAAACATAGAGTTTTAATTTCTTCCAATGTAACAGCAAGAGGTATTGACATACAACAAGTTAGTACTGTAATTAATTTTGACATTTCAAAAGATGTACATACTTATTTACACAGAATAGGAAGAAGTGGAAGATGGGGTAGAAAAGGTGTAGGTATTAATTTTATTACAAGAAGAGATATTAAAATGTTAAAAATTATCGAAAAACATTATAGCACACAAATAAATGAATTACCAGCTAATTTTATTGCTAATTAAGTTTAATTATATAATTATTTTTAACCTATATAATTAAATAATGACAGAGTATAGTGAAAAAAACTATAATATAAGTAATTGTTCTAGTATATTTAAATTACCGATTCACTATCTGGAAAATAAAACTATATTAGAGAAAAATATTCATTCTGATTTAGAATTAACAGAATTAAAAGATAATTCAAATAATTGTTTGTATGATAATGTATTTGAACCTTCTAATACTTTTAGTAAAATTACAACTAAATTATGGAGTGAGCACTTTACAACAGATGTTACTTTTTTAAAAGAATCGCAGCAATTATACAAAAGTATAAGAAATATAAAACAAATAGAAAATACTGACATTGATGAACTAATAAATATATATGATGAGATAAAAAACGATTATAGTTTCAAAGATAGATACAACTATGTTGAATGGCAATTTTTAGAATATTTAAATTATAATCCTATCTTTCTTTTAATTTTAACATTAATAAATATAACTAGTCCTTTATTTTCTCTTATATTGCCTCTAGTTATTTTATTTATTCCATTACTTGTTCTAAAAATACAAGACTCTGAAATTACTTTTCAAAAATATATTAGTTTACTATCTTATTTTGGAAATATGATACCACTAATTAACATACTTAATTTTAAAAAAATGACATTTGATAGAAAAATAATGACTAGTCTTTCTATTGTAATTTACTTTTTTTCAATATATCAAAATATTATGTCTGTTTATCGATTTCATAAAAATATGTATATTGTACACAAATACTTAGATAAGATTAGATCATTTAACACATTAAGTATTGAAAATATTGATAATTTTTTGATATATTCTAATAGCTTAGAATCATACAGTAAATTTAACGATGAGTTAATTAAACATAAGAAAGTATTAGCAGATATGAATAACAATCTAGATAATCTTACTCCTTATTCTCTAAGTATTAAAAAAATTTTCGACTTAGGAAATGTAATGAGTTATTTTTATACGGTTTACAATAGTGATATTCTCAATAATTCTCTACTGTATTGCTTTGGATTTTATGGCTATTTGGAAAATATAACATTTCTTAAAAATAATTTGTCAAATAAATATCTTAATTTATGTAAGTTTTCAAAAAATAAAATTTCTTTTAAAAAATCCTATTATGCACCATTGAAAAGTCAAGAACCAGTTACAAATGATTTATCTTTAGACAAAAATATTATTATAACTGGTCCAAATGCCGCTGGTAAAACAACAATGTTAAAATCTACATTATTTAATATTATATTAAGTCAACAAATTGGTTGTGGATTTTATGAATCGGCAAAAATTACTCCTTTTGATCATATTCATTGCTATTTAAATATACCTGATACTTCTAACAGAGATAGTTTATTTCAAGCTGAAGCAAGAAGATGCAAAGATATAATAGATATTATTGATTCTGATAAAAGTAAAACACATTTCTGTATATTTGATGAATTATATAGTGGAACAAATCCATACGAAGCTGTAGCTAGTGCTTTATCCTATCTTTCATATTTATGTGACAACAAAAATATTAAATTTATATTAACCACACATTATGTTGAATTATGTAAAAAATTAGATATAGTTCAAAAAAATAGAATTGTAAATAAACATATGAAGGTAGATTCAAATAAAAATGGAGATTTTCAATTTACATATAAACTTTCTGATAAAATATCGAACATTAAAGGTGGAATTAAAGTGTTAAAAGATTTACAATATCCAAAAAAAATTATAGACTACACTGAAAAATATATTAATTTAAAATAAGTTTAATTAACTATTTAAATATATAACAGGAATATAATAAAAATGCCAGGTTTAGAGACATCTCATTTTTGGACCCCTATGATATTATGTGTAGCAATTTCATCTGTTTTTGCTTTATTAGTATTATATTATTTTAGACAACAAATAAATACTTTAGACCATAAAATTAATTCTATGTTTTCATTAATTACTAGTATTACAAATGAATTAAATAGACTTACTATGCTTCAAGCAGGAGGTGATTTAAATTTAGAAGAAAGTATGCCTACACAAGTACAACAACCTTATACATCTAATCAAATTGAAGTATCAGATGAAGAAGATTATGAAGAATACGATGATGAAGATGATGAAGACGATGAAGATGAATTACAACAAGATAATCTAGTTGAATCTGATTTATTAAGTAAAACAGTATTATTAACTACTGAAGATTTAAATCTAGATAATGAAGAGGACGATGATGAAGATAGTGAAGAAGATAGTGATGATGAAGATAGTGACGAAGATGATAAAAGTATAGAAGATATAAATAATGATTTTGATAATTTAAAAATAATTGGAGAAGAGAAATCTATTCATTTAGGAGAAGAAGTTATAGATCATACACAAGGAAATGATAATGATGTAAAAATTTTAGATTTAGAAACTGATAATATTGAAGACTTAGAAGAGAAAATGATGGAATCAATGATAGAATTAGAAGAAATCGACAATTTACCTATCGTTGCTGATAATGGTTATACATCGGATAATGAGGATGCAAGTGAAGATTTTGATGAAGAATTAACAAATAATTATAGTAAAAATATTGAGATTGTAGATTACAAAAAATTACCAGTAAAAACATTAAGAGAAATAGTTGTTGAAAAAGGTTTAGTCCAAAATGCATCTAAATTAGCAAAAAAACAATTATTGGATTTACTTGAAGGAAATTAATTTATATATTTATTTTTTATATTAAAATATATATATAAAATGAGCTGGGCTACTTGTTATTCAGGATCAAATAATATTCATTTTAATTATCCTCCTATTATGAGTGATGGAAGAAATTATAGTCAATGGCAACAAACAGCACAAATAAACAATGAAATAAAAACTAGTGCTAATATCAAATCTAATTATGATTATAGACAATATTTAACTAAAAATGCTGATTCAATAATTAAATATAATCAATTACAAGCATGTAACGAATGTGGAACCTGTTACTACACCAATAACAAACAAGTATCAAATAATAATCCTTATTTATTTAAATCATGTAATGATAAATCTACACCATATGGTTATGAAAGCAGTGATTTAAAAAATATATATTTATCTAGAGAGATGCTTCAGTCTAAAAAATTTGCACCATCAATTCCTATTGAAAAATATTAAATAATTAGTAATAATTTCATATAAAAAAATATTAATTAACATTAATATATGAAATTATTAAGTATTGATATCGGAATAAAAAATATGGGGGTTTGTTTGTTTGAAATTATTGATAATAATTTTAATATTATTGAATGGAATATATTAGATTTATTATGTATACATAAATGTAGTATTATTGAGTGCGAAAAACCTGTTAAATTTTATAAAAACGATGAATATTACTGTAAAACACATGCTAAAAAACATAATACATTTTATATTACACCTGATGACTTA